ATTTATATGAAGAACTTTCAACTAACAAAGGTTTGTCAAAAGAATTGGCAAATGAACTGATCAACCAGTCTATTACATTGTATGAAAATTTAGTGAACAAAATTTCTAGTGAAAATATTAACGAAATCAAACTTTGGGTTGGTTCCCAAAACACAAAAAATAGATATGCAGATTTAGACAATTTGTTTTCGAAGAATGTTACCGACATGATTAATAAAGTTGTTAGCAAAAACCAAATTGCAGAATCTTTAATGAAAAATACTGAAAAACCTAAACCAATCATTAAAGCATCTTTAAATGAAATGGTTGACGTAGCAAACAAAACTGTTAAAACATATATCTCATCCCTCAACGAGTCAGAACAAAAAGAATTAAATAAGATATTGTCTAAATCCGACAAAGATTTAAAAGTTAGATTTGAAATTATTAAAGAAGATGTTTTAGAGAAGTTAGACACCTTATTAGAAACCGAATCTGATGACGTTACAAAAATTAAATTGAATGAAACGATCGAGAAAGTAAAAAGTGTTAGTTATAATAAATTAGATTATTATAAATTAAATCAATTGAAACTTAATCTTTAAGTCTCAATTTTTGAACGTGAATTGCTTTATTAATTTGATTTCTTTTCTTAACTGATTTTTTCTGAAAATATTTTCTTTCCATAAGTTCAGAACTTTGTCTTGTTTTAATTACCTTTGATTTAAGGTCTTTCAAAGCCTTTTCAATATTTCCCTTTTTTTTGATTTTAACAATTATCATATTGTTTTATTGATATATACACAAAAATTGTGTATTTTTTGTTAAAATAAACATTCAATGATGAAAATTATTTATGAAAAAAGGAAAAACTTCAAAACTGGAAGGTTTTAAAGACTCTAAAATCGTATATGGAACTGTAGATTCTAAAGAACTTAAATCTGTATACGTAAATTTACAAACATGGGTTGAGCCAAAAGAGGATGAGGAAAATTGGGCAAGAATTGTTTCTAACATGTCAAGATCAATAAAACATTCAGTTTATGATTCAATTGATGATTCAATTTTCGATAGAAAATATATTGTCGACATGGATCTAAGAACAAGTGGTTTAAACATAAATAAAAAATCATTTATGAATTTGGAAATGAATTTTTTTGTAATATCAGAAATAGAATTTAAATCAAAAGAATTAAGAAATTCAATCAAAAATATAATCAATTCGATTTACGATGACATTTTTTTCAAAAATGAATATTTCAAATTCTCTTTAACAAAATCAGGTAACAAAAGTAGAAAAAATTTAGATTTCCAAACTGTATAGTATTTATTAAAAAAACTATTCTATGGATAATTTAAAAATTTTGGGACCAAGAGAGACTGGTAAGGGTATTCTTATTGAATATGATGCGGGATATATCAACCCAAGAGAATCTAGAAACTTAGAAATTCTAAAAGAAAACAAAAACTTTTTGGACTATTCAAAACCATTCGAGTTTTATGCCGTCCTTCAAAAATATGATACACCCAACCGAAACGGAAGAGTTTATCCTGAAGAAGTCCTGAAACGAGAAGTAAATAACTATAAAAAGATGATAGAGAAAGGTACTTCCCTTTCTGAATTAAACCATCCAGAATCTTCACTAATAGATTTGGATAGAGCATCACATTTAATTACTGAGGTATGGTGGGAAGGTCCGGTTCTTTTAGGTAAGTTAAGATTATTGACAAGTCCAGGATTTCACGAAAGAGGAATTGTTTCTACAAAAGGGGACTTAGCAGCAAACTATCTTCGTCAAGGTGTTACTTTAGGTATTTCTTCTCGAGGAGTTGGTTCTTTGAAGAAAGTTGGTGAACAAAATGAAGTACAAAAAGATTTCGAGTTAATTTGTTTTGATCTTGTTTCATCTCCATCCACACCTGGAGCATATCTATTTTTAGATCCAAAAGATAGATTTAATTTTGAGGAAAATTTGGAAGAAGAAAAAAAGATGGGTCAAGAACGATTGACAAATTCACAACCATCTCAGATTGATAAATCAAAAAATTTAATGGATAAATTATCCGCATACCTTGATAAGTAATTTTTTTATTTTTATATTTAAGTAAATTTAAAAATAAAGTTATGAACGAAAAGTATTTTGTGTGTAAAATATCAACTGACATGGTTGATGAAAATTCTGGAAGAGTTAAGAAATTAAAAGAAGAAAAATTGGTGAGAGCATTTTCACCAACTGATGTTGAGGCTAAGATTACTAAAATCTACGAGAACTATACACAGGATTGGAGAATCACCTCAATTGTTGAAAGTAAAATCGATGAGGTGATCGAATAATCAAAATTAATTTTTTTGGTAAAAGGTGGGAAGAGATTCTCACCTTTTTTTTATTTATTTACAATTTAAATGAATTTTTACAAAATCAACATATTTATATGTAAATCAAATTTAAAAAATGAATAAAAAAAACCAAACGGTTGAAGAGGCTCTTTTCCAGTTACGAAACTTGGAAGAGTCTGTACAAGAAAATGCAAAAGGAATACTTGCCTCTACTATGAGGGATGAAATCAGATCTTTAGTAAAAGAATCTCTTGACGACGAAGAAGACGATGAGGAGATTATTGATTTACCGGCAGACGAACTTGAAGTTATGGACATGCCGGATGATGAAGATGACTTTGACGATGATGAAGTCTTGGATGTAAGTCCATTTGGAGATGACCCAGAAAGCATGAGTGCTGTGGTTGATGTTTTCAAAAAGTTACAACCAGGTGACACAGTCGAAGTAATTAGCAGTGAAACTCCTGATGGAAGAAGATCTGTAAATCTAAAAGACACCGAAAATGATACTGAATACATCATTACTATGAATGAATCAGATATCGATGATTATCCAGAAGGTGAATACAGTGAGTCTGATGAAGACGATGATACTGAAGAAATAAACTATCTAAAAGAACTTATGGGAGACGAAGAAACAGGAACCGAGTATGAAATTACTTTTGGTGATGAAAATTACGGAGAACAAAATGAAGATGAAATGTTCGGTGGAAACAAACATAACTTCCATAGACAAGATGGTCACAAAATGGGTGATGTAGGTGGAAGAAAGTATGGTAAAGGTGGACACTACAAAGATTACGAATCTAAAATGTCTAGAATGTCCAGAATGGGATCTGATGAAATGTTAGAAATGGATTTCGAACTGGATGCCGAAACTAAACTTTCTGATAGAATGATGGAGGCAAAATCCTTTAAGGCTAAAGGTACTGGAATGGGTAACCCAAATAAATTTAAATATTCAAAGGACTCAAATTCCAAAGGTTTCAACACAAAAATGAAACAGGGAGATGCGACCAAGTATACTGGTAAAGTTCCGAAAAAAATGGATTATGATGATGAGGTTAACATGGAAGGATATACTGAAAAGCCGAAGAAAAGAGAAACTAAAGAATCTTCACGAACTTTAGGGGCTGGTAAATATTGGGGTAGAGAAGGTCTTCCTAAACCAAAAGCGGCACCACGTAGATTACGTAAAGAAAGTACTGAAGAACTTGAAATTCTTAAAACTAAAAATGAGGAATACAGAAATGCCTTAAATGTGTTCAGAGAAAAACTTAACGAAGTTGCAGTTTTCAATTCAAACTTGGCTTACGCAACAAGATTGTTTACAGAACATTCAACAACAAAACAAGAAAAAATCAATATCCTTAAAAGATTTGATTCAGTGGAGTCGTTGAAAGAATCTAAAAATCTTTATCGTACAATCAAATCAGAATTGGACACAACACCAACTATCAATGAGTCAAAATCAAAAATAAACGAATCTATCGAGAGAACTGTAAACAAAACTCCATCTAATGGGTCTTCAGTAAACTTGATCGAATCAAAAACTTATGAGAATCCTCAGTTCTTACGAATGAAGGATTTGATGAAAAAACTATAAAAAATAAACTTTTTTAAAAACTCGTATATTTATTATATACATAAAACTAAATAAAGCCTAAAAAAAATTAAAAATGGGAGCATTATTAGAATCAGGTCTTGTTGGTAACATCGGTCTTAAGCACCTTAAAGTTATCAAAGAAGATACTATTAACAAATGGGATCGATTAGGATTCCTTGATGGTCTTAGAGGTCATCTAAAAGAAAACGTGGCACAATTATATGAAAACCAAGCGTCACATTTGATTAACGAAGCAACTTCTGAAGGTTCTAACGGAGCGTTCGAAACTGTTGTTTTCCCAATCATTCGTCGAGTTTTCTCTAAATTGTTGGCAAATGACATCGTATCAGTACAAGCAATGAACTTACCTATC